AAGCGCCAGAAGGCGCTCGCTGTACTTCCAATGCTTAGTGCTTGCCATATTCTATGTTAGGTATATCACGATTCCAACAGGCCCTGCAACTTCCGCAGCTGTTCCCTTGATCAGGGGCTGGACATGTTCGAGTCTTCGATCCGACGGTCGACGTCCACGGCCAGAAAGTAACCGGCCCCTGGTCAATCATGTGCGAAGACATCCGGATGATTAAATTATCCGGGACCTCTTCGGGGTTAACTAGTTTTAAAAATTGTGCTTCTCTGGTTGGTATCCAATGCTTTGTGTTTGGTGTGCGCTTGCAGACTTCAAATATTTTCAACAGATGCTCTTCGCTCTGTATGTCTCCGGCGTCATGCCATCTAAAATATTTTTGATTCTTAATCTGTGTGACCATCGCGTCTACCCATCGCGGGTCTTCAATTGCTTTAAGTCTTACATATTGCGCAGCCTTTATGGCTGGGTATCTTGTATAATTTCCCTTCATGGCATAGCAGCCAGCGCAAACGCTGCCTTTAATCTTGGCAAGCTTTGCTCCGGTCTTGCATTCCCATGCAGGTAAACTGTAGGACAGTCCAGGCATCTTGCTGGTCCTGGTCATCGATCCGGTTATCTTCTTAGCTTCTTTTACTTTCATAATTCCTTTCTGTTATTTTCCCATACTAGCTTGAAGCTTGTAGCTTGTCAAGCTTGGGGCTTGGCGCTATTAACGACAAGCCCCTGGCCAAGTTTCTAGTGCACAGTACGTCGGCTTTAACGCCTTCACTTCCATTGTCAAACTTGACCCCAGATCCAACAGCCACTGTCCAGCAGTGTGCCCCTCGTACGTCGGTTGTTGGATCAGGGCTCAAGTTTGGCCAAGAGTGAGGGTGGCAAACTACCCAGACCATCTCACTCATACGCTAGTTTCACGCTTGACCCCAGATCCATTGACGGCCCATGAGTAAACTCCTGGTACTTACACAATGGATCAGGGCTCAAGGGCGGTGCGCATTAAGGGTTGTCCTTAACACCGCCATTGATATCCAGTTTAGAATTATTCTAAACTAGAATTCTATTCATATGGTAAAGCAATAAGTAATAATAAATGAAATACTACTAATGCACATAACCAAAACATCATATTTATTTCCTTTCTACTTGACAATATAATCATTATGGGATAATCTGTCAAGTATAAAAAACAGAAAGGATAATATGCCAAAAACAATGACAAAGTATCAACTCGATCACTTCAAGTCGAAGGTTAAAAGAAATTTTAATCCTTTAATTGAAGAGCAAGAGTTGTTAGTAAAACAATATAGAGCCGAAGCAACTGAAAAGATAGTCGGCAAGTTAGCCAAGAAAATGGGTGCTGATAAAATCTTAAATGAATTCAGGAAGGCCGAAGCTCAACTGAAGGCGGTAAGAGAAAAAGCTCGAACCTTTTTTGTAAAGAAGGCGGAAAAGAGAGAAGATAAAAACCTCATTTACAATATAAGAGAACGTGAAGAGAAGATTACTCTTGATGATTGTGAGGATCAATTAACGGAATGGGCTAAAGACTTGGTTGATAGGGAAATCAGACGTAGACCTGAAGGCTTGAAGCTCAAACAACTTGAAGACTTGAAGACAAAAGCAATAGATCAAGTCATGGAAAGCGGAACGCCTGAAGAGTTAATCAAACAACTAGACCAAACAACTAAGAAGATTGGTATTGCATGGGTTGTTGATACTTCTAAAATAAAACAAATAAGCCAAAATTAAGGGCTTGACTTATATGTGGGATATGATATTATCCCACATATAACAGAAAGGAAAATATGCTAAACATAATAACAAAAGAAAAAATAGAACAGCTAGAAAGGTTTAATAGTCTTATTAAAGTAATGGATAAGATGTCAAACAATATGCAATTACTAGCCAATAGAATAGTTACATTAGAGCAAGAAGTGAAGAGGTTAAAAGATGATAAAAGATAAACAATTCTATATAACTTACTTTGCTAAAAAGCATAAGGCTTTTATAACTAGGAAAGGGAAATGGACAGACGATTGTCGAACCTTCTTATCTAAAAAAAATAATCCGTGTATAACGTATTATGATTTAGATGCAGACGGATACCGAACAGCGGTTGGACATTTTAGATTAAAATGGAACTAACAGAAATAATTATAGCGGTCGTGGGAACGGCCGTTATATTATATTTTTATATGTAAGGAATTTGGACTAACATATTTTCCCAGATAGTCAATAGACTATGTGTCCAAAATGGGTCGGCCCCCTGCGGGGGCCTACTCAACCACAAGTTGTGTGCGGCCTGCGGCCGCCAGTGGGTCCCAAACAGTTTGCCATAATGTTGCCACAATTGACCCCCCACCCCCCTTGCAGCAAAAGGGGTCCCAACAGCTATACCTTTATGCCTAGTTTTAGAGATAGATATGGTATAAAATCGTTTTCACGTTAAACAGAAGTCTAAAAAAATTCTGCAAAAATTTTTATGAAACAAGAAATTATAAACAAGCTCCCACCCGACGTTAAAAAAGAGTTTATGAAGTACGCCATAAAACTCGACCAGAAAAAAACGGAAAACAAAGTCAAATCTGATTTCCTTTCTTTTGTAAAACATGTTTGGCCTGAATTTATAGAAGGTGATCACCACAAAAAAATTGCAGAAAAATTTAACCGTTTGGCAGAGGGCAAATCAAAAAGAATTATTATTAATATGCCACCAAGACATACGAAGTCAGAATTTAGTTCTTATCTTCTGCCTGCTTGGATGGTAGGTAGAAAACCAAATTTAAAAATTATTCAGACAACCCACACCACTGAATTAGCGATCCGCTTTGGACGTAAAGCTAAAACTTTAATTGATAGCGCGGAATACCAACAAGTTTTCAAAACTAGATTAAGAGAGGACAGTCAAGCAGCTGGTAAATGGGAAACAGAACAAGGTGGTGAATACTATGCAGCTGGTGTTGGATCAGCCATAACGGGCCGTGGTGCGGATTTACTTATCATTGATGACCCACACTCTGAACAAGATGCGTTGAACGCTCAAGCACTAGAGAGAGCTTACGAGTGGTATACATCAGGACCACGACAACGTTTACAGCCAGGTGGTTCTATTGTTGTGGTCATGACTAGATGGAATACAAAAGATTTAACCGGTATGTTAATTAAAGCTCAAAAAGAATTAAAAGCAGATCAATGGGAAGTCATAGAGTTTCCAGCTATCTTACCAAGCAATAAACCTACATGGCCAGAGTATTGGAAGCTAGAAGAATTAGAATCTGTTAAAGCATCGTTGAGCGCGGGTAAATGGAATGCACAGTGGATGCAAGATCCAACAGCAGAAGAAGGATCAATTATAAAACGAGAATGGTGGAACGTTTGGGACAAAGGTTATGTACCGAAGCTGGAACATATTATACAATCTTATGACACCGCGTTCCTCAAAAAAGAAACCGCTGATTACTCTGCGATCACAACCTGGGGCGTCTTCTATCCAAACGAGGACAGCGGACCGAATCTAATTCTATTAGATGCACACAAAGAAAGACTAGAGTTTCCTGAACTTAAGAAGGTAGCTTATGATCAGTGGAAGTATTGGAACCCTGATACAGTTATCATAGAAGGTAAAGCATCTGGATTACCTTTAACTTATGAATTGCGAAAGATGGGGATACCTGTTATAAATTACACACCTAGCAAAGGAAACGATAAACATGCTAGAGTAAACGCCGTTGCCCCGTTATTTGAGTCAGGGCAAATTTGGGCGCCTGATGATAAATTTGCAGAAGAAGTGATTGAAGAGTGTGCTGCGTTTCCGTATGGAGACAATGACGACTTAGTTGATAGTATGACTCAAGCTGTGATGCGATTTAGACAGGGAGGTTTCATAGGGCATCCAGAAGACGAAAAAGATAAAACACAAACTAAAAAAGAATACAACTACTACTGATGGGATATTTACAAGCATTACGAATGATGGTCAAAGCATACAAGGCAGCTAGAGGTGTTATGCCTAAAGGTCTTGATCTGTTAAAATTAAAAATGAAAGCAAGACAGAAAGCTATTGATTCAAACAAAGTTGTAGAGTTTCCAAAAGATAAAATAACTCCATTCTTCAAACCAAGACCTAAATCAGAGTCAGAAGCTCAGATATTAGCCAGAATGAATAGACAAAACAAAGAAGCTGCACAAAGATTAAGAGATAAAAAGAAACCAAGAGAAGATAAAGCAGATGGTGGTGTTGCAAGTGCAATCAAAAAGATTAAAAAAAGATTTGGTAAGAAGTCTATAACAACTGGTGACAAAATTAAAAGACCAGGTAACAGACAACTCTTTGATGATTTTAAAAAAAGAAATAAATTTATTGTAGGAGGAAGCGTGAGAAGAAATGTAACTCCACAACCACGTGATCCTAAATTACAAAACTTAATTGATGTGTATGAATCAAATCCAACTTTACAATCTTCTATGAGTGTTGATGATTATCTAATGCAAGCTTATAGACCGACAACACCTACAACAGAACAACTGGCCACAGGAATTACAACACAAGCTACACAACCTGTTATTAAACCTATCATACCTATTCCACAATCTGGTGGTGGTGGTGATGATAGTCCTCCTCCAGGCGGTGGAATTAGTCGAGGTATAAGTTTAGACTATGGGTACACAGGTCCAGACGGTACATTTAATTTAGATGATATTGGTGAGGGCACTATTGCAGATGAAGATTACACTTTAGGTATGAGAGCAAGCGATGCTTATAGTGGAATTATGAGTTCACCTCTTGTAAAATTTAATCCCATGAATCCAATGTTTATGTTTAATGTTGGTAAAGCAGGATTAGAAAAAGCAAGAGAATTTGCAGAAAAAGTTCGAGAAGAAAAAGTAAGAGAAGCCGAATTGGCAGCTGCATTACAAAGAGCACAACAAGAAATAAATAGAATGGGTTATCAAGATTATGGATCTGGTGGCGCTGATACGTTTGATACAAGTAATATAGATGATGCTGGAAATTATCAAGATGATCTAGATCCAGGACAAACAGAGTAATGTCAGAATTTGTATCTATACTTGAAAGAATAAGACCAGGTTATAAACCTGGAGGTCTTGTTAAGAAAAGAAACAGAGTTAAAAAATTATTCCCAAATAAAAAATTAGATTTTAAAAAATACCCTACTTATGGAATGTCTAAAAAAGATCCTGATTATGATAAAGCAAGATACGATCCAGAAGCTAGAAAAAAAAGAACAGCAAAAGATAGAAAAGATCCTGAATTTTTAAAAAAAAGAAGAGCAAGAGCTAAAGAGTACTACACTAGGGAAAAAGAAAATATCTTAAAGAGAGCTTTTGATAAGTATCGTAGCGATACACCTGTTGGTAAAACAGGCAAAACTTTAAAACAATTAACTAAAGAAAAAAATATAAAAGCAATTAATAAGTTTTTAAAAGAAAAAGGATCTTTTCCTACAGGATTTGGAAAAGAGGACAAAGCTCTATCTGTTTGGCACGACCTATATAGATCTTCACAAATACCAGGCCAAGAAAGATTTATTCTTCAAGAAAAATTTATAAAAAATCTTCCGATAAATAAACAAGGTAATAAGTCATGGGCTTTGAATAATTACTACAAAAAAATAAAATTTGTAGATACCAAAACAGGAGATATTATAAAACTAGATGACACTATTAAAGGTAAAGGTAAAACTTTAAAACAATATTTAAATACAACTATTGCAAAAGAAGTTGGATCAAAAAATGTTTATCAACAAGCAGTTGATGGTTATAAATTAAAAGATAAAATAAGAGATGTTCCAATTACATACAAAGGAAAAAAAGAAAGAGCCGGAACAATATTTGCAAAAACTGCTACAGACAGAAGTGGTAATTTAGTTAAAAGTGCTTTTGAAGTTCATCATCCTTATGGTATTAAAAATAATTGGTGGAACAATCAAGTAGCTCTAAGAGATGCAAATCGTAATTTAAATTATATTAATAATAGATTGGATAGAGCTTATAAAAAAGCTAATAATCAGGCACAAAAAAATAAAATTTTAAAACAATTTGGAAAAGAAGTAGACAGACAACCAGGCGGTATAAGTTTATTTTTTGAAGGAAAACAAGTAGGCACAAGAACACCTACACCACAAACTCTTTTAAAAGAGGGAGCAAAGTTTTATAAAAATCCCGCTTTAATAAAAGCTATAAGAGGGGCAGGTAAAGTAATTAAACCGCTTGGAATAGTAACAGGTTTAGCAGCTGTAAACACTGCAGCTCAAGCGGGTGAAAGAAATCCATTTGATTTATTGGGAGCATATGTAACTGCTGATCCTGAAGTAGCTACTACAGCAAGAAGAATACGACAAGAGCCAGAATTTAGAAAAGAATACATGGCTGGCTTACCTCAGATACAGCCAGAAGGCTTTGAGCTATTTGAACAAGAAGACTTTACTTCTGTGCCTAGTGGAGGTATAACTTCAGTCAAAGGTGTAATTTAATAATAGGATAGAGGATATGGTAGATAGTATAGATAAGGCGTTACCCAACACAGTTGAAGAAATCAAAGACGAAGAGTTTAAAGAAAAAGAAGTAGGCGTACCCGGCGAAGAAGTTATTACAACTGACACAAGTGAAGTTGTAATGGATGAAGCAGGTGGAGCTGAAGTTACTTTTGATCCAACAACGGTCCCTGGTCGACAATCAGATGGACACTTTGCGAATCTAGCTGACACGATGTCAGATGCAGAATTAGAATCTTTAGGTCAAACACTTTACGATCAATACACAGAATACAAAGAATCAAGAGGAGACTGGGAACAGTCTTACAGAGAAGGTTTAGAATTATTAGGTTTCAAATACGAAAGACGAACAGAACCATTCAAAGGTGCATCAGGTGTTAATCACCCAGTATTAGCCGAAGCAGTTACACAGTTTCAAGCCACAGCGTATAAAGAATTATTACCAAGTGATGGCCCGGTTAGAACACAAATTTTAGGTGACGTAACAATCGCTAAAGAAGAACAATCAAAACGTGTTAAAGATTTTATGAATTATCAACTTATGGATCAGATGAAAGAGTATGAACCAGAGTTTGATCAAATGCTTTTCTATCTACCCCTCAGCGGCTCTACATTCAAAAAAGTTTATTACGATGAACTTTTGGGTAGAGCCGTATCAAAATTCGTACCAGCAGAAGATTTAATTGTTCCGTATTCAGCTACCTCATTAGATGACGCGGAAGCAATTGTTCATGTAATCAAAATGTCTGGTAACGAATTGAGAAAACAACAGGTCGCTGGATTTTACAGAGATGTAAAATTAGGCGAACCACCTGTTACAGAAAATCAATTAGAAGAAAAGAAATTACAATTA